GTCCGATATTAAGCTATCCTTCTTTCGCCGCCCCCCCCCCGGTTGGTAGCCGGGAATTTATAGACAGCGAAAGCGCGCGCGAACCCGGGGTGGTGGCCACGTTCATCCACGCTTGGGGATCGGAATTGGTAGCGACGACGCAGGTTTCATACTACGCCCGAAGCTACCGAGTCCCATCTTGGGTTCACCAACTTCCAAACCAAGGGCAAAGCCCTCAGCAGGCTGGAAGTAACTCACAAAGGGGGGTTCGTTAAGCCCCGGCCAGCAAGAAGTGTTTTGGGCCAACCAATAAGAATCGATCGACAACTGTTCCGGAATAGCCCAGTATGGGCAGGGCCGGACAGACACTTCAGGGGTCTGTTGCCTGGAAAGGCGGGTTAGATTGTGACCCATTGTTCAAGCAAAGAGGTCAAACAACCAACCCGCCCCGGAAGCTGCGGTGGACACGCCTGGTATTCCCAGGCCGCCCACTACATCTAGGCCAAGCTTAACCGCCTTTTCGGCGTGCTTGGCCCAGGAATTCGCCTGTGTGGCTGGTACGCTCACCGGCATTTGTTTGTTGGCCGCCGCAACGATGGCCAACGCCGGCTTGTCGGCAGGTGGTGACGCCTTTGTGAGCTTCGTCAAGGGCGAGAATGCGCCAAGCTGGTATTCAGCACAAACCTGCGCCTCGACGTGAAAGTACGCGGCAGGATCGATACCCGACATAGTAACTATGATTGGGGTATTCTGATCGCAGGGCCCGATGTTCATGAACCCAAGCTGATCACCCGCCGCCTTCGTACTATCATTGCACAAAGTACCAAAGATTCCAACGGCACCGACTGGTGGTGCTGATGCCGTTGAGTCCTGGTAAACCATACTGTCGACGACGTCAACCCATTCGTGATCGCCGTCGCCGTTGTAGGTGCTCACCGCCATAACCCCATCGCGCGCACGCGCAACGGAGTGCTCCTTCATTGATACCACTTGGCCAGAGCCCAGGGGCAGGCAGTACTCCGACACGGTTACCCCACCACGCACTTGCGGCGCGGCGGGCCATGCGGCTGCTGCCGTATAAGCCGTATGGGCAGTGGTCCACCCAGGTGGAATTCGGGCCGTGTATACAAACCCTGAATCAGTCAGGGTCGTTCCACCGTAACGGGCTGAAATGGCTGTTGACACACAGCGCCACTTTACAGCACCATACGGGGCACCCTCCCCACGTCCTGTGGCATTTATATCTGCCATCCATTCAGTGAAGGGGAGAAACATCCGGCCCCCAGTGAACTTGGCGACCCACTCCGCACTGTCGGTATCGACCAAAATCGATGCCACTGTACCGAAGCCGGCCCCCAGTTCGGGGACAATCACGTTCTGGCACTTTCCGGACCCCACACAAAGGCCCCCGGTTGGTGATGGGACCAATGCTAGGCGGATCTCGCCAGCCGCGTTTGGGGAGATTGCAACTGCGATCCGATGGTCGATCACAATCGAGTTCCCCCCGAAGTTGTCCGGGATCTGTGCGACCCCTGTCCTGGCTCCCAATGGGTTGAGAGCACATCGGACATACGACTTCCCAGCCGTCGTCAGACAGCAGGTCGTCGTTCGTTTGGCCGGCGCCTTGCGGCGCCGCTCGCGCTTGGATTTCCTCCGCGCGGGCATTCAGCTGCATCTGAATGCTTCAGCCCAACATGAGTCTGTCAACGTGGGCAGAGTGATCTGCACACCGAAAGTACTCCTCAAGCTCCACCTGCTCAGTGATCGACATTCCGAACGTTGAGTAGAAAGAAGCACGAGTTTCCTCGGTGATGGGGAACGCCCGTGGATGTCTGGCAAAAGGCTCCAACTTACGTCGGTCAAGTGACCAATCCGACAGTTTCGCTGGTTTCTCGCCACGTCCATGACGGCGGAGATACAATGCATACTCCTGCAACACCGGGATGCCCCCAAAAACGGCGAGTTCCGCTTCGCCCCACGCGGTCAGATATTTTAACCAGCCTCTCCCAGAATAGCGCCTTACCGAGTATACACCACGGCTAAGCACGCGAATCGGATCACGCACTGCCCGGTAACGCCCGGCAACCTTCACTACCCCGCACTGGCAAAACCTAACCTCAGTGATGTCATTAACTACCTCAACTTTGGTGTCCATACCTGCTCGCTCGAAGAACCGAAAATCCAGCTTGCCCATATCCTTTCCGGATAAGGCGACTACCGAATCATCGCCATCCAACAATACTTCAGCGTCAATGCCATCGAGAAAGGCATGAAGTATCATGAAATTGACGAGGGAATCTCCGAGTGACGTGTTATACTCGCCTGACATCTTCCTCCCTTCGCAAGTATACACGGTGCCGTATTTTGAGCGGCATCTATTGGATAATTGAACACGCAAGAGCCTCGCTAGATCTGGATCGCGGCAAAGCGCATTATAAACGGCATGCTCTGCTCGCAGCCAGGGGGTGGTCATATGCGCATCGAATTTTGAATGATCAATATTCAACCACACCGTGTCCACCCACCGATCCATGCGGCCCAGTCTCTCCCCCCGCTCAAAGGTGTTGAGGCCTTTAGCGAAGATGGGTTCTTGAATGAGACGGAACACGCATTTCTCAACTGGCATCAAGAAACTAGCGATCGAAGCGGTGTATCGTGGATTCCGGAACTGAATAGCCCGAGGTGCCTTCTCACCGATCTTATTGAGTGGCCACTTCTCGAACTTCACGAACATCGCAACCCTGTTATCCTTTGGTTGCAATGGCAACCGCGTTAGGCTCTCAAACGCGTTGCCGTACCGCCTCTTCAGCCGACTTTCCTTGTGGGCTAAGACCTTTTCAGGGCTCCAAGGGTCGACCTGCCCAAGAAAATGCGACAGTTCGAGGTCGGGGTGGGCCCAGAGGAGCTCCAATCCCCGACTAACGACCGCCGGATCAGGTTCATTAACGTCTATGATATGACGGCTCACTAGGGCTGCACGCTCATTTAGTGAGCAACCTTCATAAGCGACCTGATGCTCAAAGTCTTTCACCGGTGGCGATGGTAGCACCTGGTAGACTCTCTTACGATGATGACACGCCCTATCAGTTTCCCGCTTAATAGCCGTACCTGCACCCGGATCACGCCCTACCAAGGCTGATAACTCGAGGCAGGCTGCGGGTTCCCTGACAGGGCAGCCCTACGCCTTTGGGACTTCGAGGTATATACCTTTGCGGGCTATTCCGCGGCGACCGAGGTAGCCTTTTGCCGCCTTGGTCGCTTTGGAAATTCGGCTATGCTGAGCCGCGCCCTTCAGGTACTGGCGACCGTATTCCTCCTGATAGGAAGGAACCATCGCCGCCTCAACTGCCGGGCCGACCAGATTGAATCGGTCGACCTCGGACCACTTATCATATGGCTTGGTATTATCCAGCCACTTATAAGCCTGTTGCACCAAGGTCACCCTCAGTGCTGGTGTCCGCTGCTGCGCGTAGGAATATCGCTGCAAGCGTGCAACTAGGTCATCAAATGCCTTGATGCCCTCGCGCATCTCTGCGCGTTCATTGTAGCCCGGCTCGTAGCCCTTATAAGTGGCAAACTGGCCACTAGCTGGTAGAGGGCTCTTGTTGGGCTTCTTGCCCCACTTGCCTTTCGGCGCACCCGGCAAGGGAATATCGAAGTGTGGCTGCACAGTCTGCGTTACCTCGGCGTAAGTTGGTGGTCGCCGCTGCTCCACAGGCAATGGCTCCGGCTGGATCGCGGGCTCGTTCGGTGGACGAACCACCTCCGGAACTACACGGACCGATTCAGCTGGCGCCTCAGCCATCTGCTGTTTGGTCGGGGCACCATGGATTTCTGCCCGCACAACCATTGTGCCCATCTTAGGGACACTCGGCTTCTTCGTTGCAGCCTGCCGTTGTTCCTTGCTGGCTGCTTCTCGGCGCCGCATTTCTTCCTGGCGCCGCTTATCCCTCTTGGGTCGGGGTGGCGGAATTGGTATGGCGTCCTCGCTTCCAGTCGGCTTCAGCACGATCGCCTCGCCAACATCCACGAAAACACCGCCAGCGCCCTCGATCCGCTTGCGCTGGCGTGCTCTCGCACGTCGCGCCGCGCGTTTCTTGTTCGCCCTTTTCCGCTTTGCACGCTCCCCTGGTGTTATGACTTCCGCTCCCGCCTTGGGGACTATGCCCTTGGTCTGGGCAGCCGCAGACTTACGTTGTTGCTGCGGTTGTTGGTCCACCTGAACACGCCGCTTACCTGTTCGGTGCTTTGGGTCGTGTGGCTGTACTTTTGGGGCAACCGGTGGAGGTGGTGGCCCCGCAAGTAACGCTCGGATGTCTTCGCGCGTCACGCCCCTGCGGCGCTGCTCTGGTGTGAGCTTGATAGTCGCCACATTTTGGAGGATGTTGGATCTTAACCATTCACGCCTCTCTTCTTGGGTCTGACGTTCCGCACGACGACGGGCTGCACGCCGTTGTTTGGCGTTCCCATCGGATTCGGCCTTTTGGCCCGGGCCTTTCGGCCCTCCGCCTTTCGGCGGGACAACGGCATCATCCTTGACAGACGAC